TGCGCATCGCCGGCTAGTCCCGTTGATTAGTGAGAAAATCAGCCAGAAGGAGAATCGCATCATCGCACAAGCTACTAAACATGAGAAGATGCTGGCAAAGGCTGAAGAAAACCTACAAAAGGACCTGGATATAACAGATGATGAAGGCCCTACGATGCGCGCGCTGCGCAATAAGACTACTACGTTTATAGCTGAGACTGTGGGCAAGGCTACGTTTTCCAAGCAAATGGCGCTTAATACGGTGCACGTGGCGCTAGTATCAGACAACACAGTACAAGCGCTCCAAGCTACGATGCGCGATGCGCTAGGCACTACACCACAAGGTGACACGCCTGTCTACACCATCGAGGATCAAGCAAGCGAGTAACATCTATTGACATACACACAATACACGGCTACATGCGCAATGTAGCCTTGTTTTTAACGCTATGTGCATGTTATACAACTGGGTATAATGCTTATTATACTCAGTTACTGTATAAACACGCCACGCCGCGCACCTCGCAACGGGGGTGGGGGGGGTGTTCTTTTTATTTTCTGGCGGCTAGATACTATATCCCTGCGCCAAAATATTCCCAATTTTTGAAAAGGTAATTTGACAAACGCGCTAAGGCATCGCGCAATATATAAAAAGCTCTTGACTTTTGAGTAAGGTTGCTATAAGATTAGAGGGTAACGCCAGATTGCTTGCAAGCCTGCAAGCGATATGGCGTACCGACCCTATATCTTATAGTTACTTTAACCCATATCCCCCACTAAACCTGTCGGATTTGGAGGGTTAAAGGGGCTATAAGACAGATTATAAAATATAAATCTACCAAATGAATAAAAAAAACGAAGATTCCTTAGAGGATTTTGACTTATTGGTGGCTCGCGCCTCTTTTTTAATGTATGAGATAAAGGAAATCGCTAAACAACGCGCCGCGATTATCCAAAGGATCACAGACTTGCTCATTAAGAATAATACCCAAAAGCTTACAGCCTCATCAGGTCAAGTTATAGTACTTAGAGATGTACCGGAAGTGGCTATGGCAGAACTCCCAGAAGAGGATAAACGTGTGCTAGAGGAATGGTGTAGAGAAAATAATCTAAGTACCATGAACTATCATAGGGTGATAAAAGCTATTGATGAGGGTCTAGTCCCACCAATTGATTTGAAGATGACCAAGAAGAAAGCCTTTTTTGGGACAGGTTCCAAACTTATTCCAGCTAGTATAGACATACACAAAGAATCAGAGAAAGCTATTACTATGAAATTTATGGAAGGGCGCAACGCACATATTAGAGAGCTGGCAGATGTTGGCTTGACGCAAAGTAAGATAGCCAAAATGTACCGGATTAGCAATCAGTACGTCGGACGTATAATAAAGAAGGAACGGGGGTATAAGAGACACAAGCAAATAGTGCTATAATTATAGGTAATATGTAACTACCAAGAGCAAACGATTAAGACACTTGTGGTAGTTCACAATGATCTATGGAAAAGCAAGACGTCTACACCGAAGGTATTACCCCCGAAAAGATTATCGAGTCAACGAGTTAGGAATCAAGTACAAGACGTGGTTCCACTACGGCAACGGGCATAGTGCAAAATATTATCGCAAGCAAGCCAACCGAAAGCTAAGAAGATACAAAGGAGATGTGTCAGATCACGGCTGGTATAAGAAGTTTGAGGAAGTCTGGTATCTGGTCTTTTAGATATAACTTATAAGTTATATGGGGACAACCTAACTACCAATACTCCCCCAGAGGTGTATAGTGAGAGGATATGAAAGAACAACTAAACTGCCCTTGCCCAGAAAGTAAAATGCTGCTAATAGAATACGGCTACCCCCACCCTGAACGCTACGACGGGATTAGCGAGATTACCTGTACAGAGTGTGACAAGCGAGTCGGGCGATGGTCAGGTCGAGTGTTGGTTGGAGACGATTATGAGAATAGATTTGGACGTGTATGAACAATAACTGTGGACAACTCCCATTGTAATAAAGAGGGTTAGTGGTAGTATGAAAGTGTGGACAAAATAAAGATAAACAAGCAAACGCTTACAACAAAATTAATACCAGCAGACTTGTCTTTTAATAGTTCTTTAACAGAAATGGCAGAAGTTGTAACAGAGTTATTAGTAAAACAAATAAACGGCACTAAATTAACCAACGAAGAACAAATAAAACTAAACGTATACGGAAAAACGTTAGAAAACATATATTTGTAAGAGGTAGATGGGGGAACGTGTTATCACTTAGGAGGTTATAATCTAACTAATAGACGTATTAGCCGCACGAAAAGTACTTTTCCCCACCTGCCCCTTACACAGTACAAGATGGTTGGTTAAATGGACGGTTGGTTTCGACCTAACGGTATGTCACACACTTGTATACAAGGTGCCAAGCGATGGGTAGCTCCCAGAAAAGTGATACCGTCCATTTAGCCTGTCATCACAGTACATTGAGAATTAAAGCGAGGGTTTGAGTGGCTGTAAAGAACAGCAGAAGCTTAACCTTTACTATGTAAGGCTGACTATACGAGTAGATGTCTAGGGGGTTTCGACCCCGTTCTAGAACAGTGTTATCAAGTTTGTTGTACAGCAAATAAAAACATCTCGGCAAATCCTTACCTCAAACTCTCACCTTAGTCCTTAATGTATAGATGGTGTGTTCCGCCCTGTAACCGAAGACTGTAGTCCCTGAAAAGCTATGGTGGAGGTGAGTCGCTCTCATCTAGGTTATAGGGCAAAGCACAGCACCCCCATGCTACAATACATAGATGAAAGACGAAGTACACAACCCCTTTCCTAAAGGGAAATACGACGACAAGCTGATGGCTATGGCCGTCAATATACTCCAGACTGGGACCCGCGAGGATATGTACTCGCTTTTTTCGTTTTCCAGCGACCAAGACACGACGCGCTACATACACTGGAAGTTTGAAATATTTAGTAAGTTTATGTTTAACCGGTACTTCAAGTCACCGGAAGCCAAATTTCACGATCAGTTTATTGATCATATGATCGATAGCTACTACGGGCGTAGCAAGTATCTTAACTTAGGATTTCGCGGGTGCGCTAAGACATCGTTCACTAAGTTGTTTATCGCCTTTGTTATATTGAACGACCGCGATATGTCACGTAAGTACATTAAGGTTTTGACCAGAAACCTCGGTAACGCCAAGCAGATCGTAACGGACGTGTTTAACATGTGCGTTGAGATGCGTGCGATATACGGCGACATCTTTGTAAAGGATGATGCCAAGAAGCGCGAGGAGACGATGGGTAGTTTTACCACCCGCGACGGGCGTAAGCTGTTGGCTGGTACGATTGGGCAGACCCAGCGTGGGCACATTCAGGATGCTAACCGGCCTGACTGGATTATCTTTGACGACGTGGAAGACCGGGAGTCGATTGGATCTTTGACCACTACCGAGGCGACTATCTTTCGGATCGATGAGGCGATTAGTTCTTTGTCGGCTGACGGGAACTATATGTGCAACGGGAACTATATTTCGGATGAAGGGGTCATCCAGTGGTTTTTAAACAAGTCGGACATCGTGGTTGATAAAATCGCTATCATGGATGAGGATGGTGAACCAACGTGGCCTGAGCGCTACAACAAAGCTAAGATAGAGAGTATAAAGTCCGATGCCGAGGATTTCTATGGCGAGTATATGTGCGACCCGTCCCGGGCCGATACAGCCTTTTTTGATCGTATATTTGTTGATCGGGACATTGCTGCTGCTACCCAGCCCCACGAGGAAAGCGCTGGGGTAAAGTACTGGGGTAAATACCAGCCACACCACAAGTACGGTATTGGGGCTGATACGAGCGAAGGGATAGGTCGCGACGCGAACACGCTAGCCCTATATGACTTTGGGACATTTGACGACGACGTAGCTGTGCTAATTGCTACCTACTTTAATAACCGCATCCCACCCGACTTGTTTGGTAACGAGCTGGTTCGTATCGGCAACGAGTACGGTAAATGTATTATCGGGCCAGAAGCCAACAACACCGGGCACGCTACCTTAGCTGCTATGCGCGGGTACAACAATATCTATACTCAGGTGAACGAGGGCAGTCGCACGATTAAGCGAACTGAGAAGCTCGGCTGGCACACTACGCGTAAGAGTAAGCCTTTAATGTTCTTCGAGTTCCGTAAAGCCTACAACGACGGCAAGATTAAGATATACGACAAGAACTTGTTGAAGGAAATGCGGGGCTATACGACTATGGATATGACCGATAGTAAGATTGGTATGGCTACCAGACATTTCGATTTACTTCTGGCTGCAACTATCGGATGGCAGATGCGTAAACAGGCGCGATTTACCGAACAATACGAGGAAATAGAGGTGGAACCCCCACTGTTTGACGATATCGGTATCTAGTCGTGGTATAATTTACAGGTATTAAATCAATTTGTTCAGTGGCGGGTCCCACTTATGGCAAAAATTATTAAAAAAGAGAAGCGAGACAAGATTGTCGTACAAGCATTGCAAGAAATCCTGCACGCACGGCGATATAAGCAAGGACGAGTTGCGTCTTGGCAGAAGAATGAGAACCTTTACTACGGCAAGAAGGTTAAAACCGAAGAGTCACGAGCAAACGTAGACCTAGGACAGATGCAAGAGCACGTGCACACTTTGTTGAGCAAGATTGATTCTCCATTGACGTTTAAGTTTATGAAGCGTAAAGAGGCGCAAGGGCCGCGAGTCGATCGGCTCAACGCTCTCAAGGACTTTGATACTAATCGGAACTACTGGGACATCAAGGATATTGCTGGCAAGAAGCAGTGTATTATTTACGGACGAGCTATTTATGCTTACGCCGCTAGTTCAGATAAAGCTGGCTACCAGCCGCACCTCGATAACGTCGATGTGTATGACTTTTTGATTGATCCGGATGCTGGCGGGATTGACTTAGAGCGTGGGCGATACATGGGACGCTATGGTGTAGTTAAGGACATTAACGACATGAAGAAGGACAGTGCCTATATCCAGACGGTGGTGAAGGAATTGGCGGCTGGGAGTGGTAACGCTGATGAGTCTAGTCACGAAAAGAACAATAAGAACAACCGGACATATGCTAATGAACATAAGATTAGCGAAAAGAACATGTCCAACAAGGACAAGTTTGTATTTTGGGAGTGGTACACCACGTATGAGGGTGAACGGTATTACCTACTGTTAACTGAGAGTGGTGGCAAAGCTATTCGGGTAGAGCCTCTAAAGGAACTGTTTGAAAGCGAGCTGTGGCCATTTTGGACGTTTGCTGCCATCCCTGACTTGACTGAGTTTTGGACACCATCTCCGTGTGACTACGTGCGCGAGCTTATTATGGCGCAGTCAGTGTCTATCAACCAGATGCTTGATAACGCTGAGCGAGTGAACCGCCCGATGCGCGTAGTGGACACATCAGCGGTCAGCAACCTAGCTGAGCTAAAGTATCGTAAGGACGGATACATTAAGTCTGCTCAAGGTATGGCCGCTAACGCGATTAAGATTCAGGAGACACCATCTATTGAGACACCTCTCAAAGTGTTTGCAACGCTTGAGAGTATCAAAGCCTCAGCATCAGGTGTCACAGCCGGAGCTAAAGGGGTAGAGGACACAGACGGACGAGCGACTATTTATGAAGGGAACCAACAAAACGTGGCTGACCGCTTCGGGCTATTCAACAAGTCGTACTCATTTGGGTACAAGCGCTTTGCTGTTCTGTTTGAGCACGGCGTACGAGAGCACTTGAGTAAGAAGATTGCCGTAGACATCATTGGTCCAGAAGGAATTGAAGTGAAGGATATCTCCCGTCGAGACATTTTTAGGAAGAATGACGAGTTTGCTGTTATGACTGAGCAATCTAATTCAGAGCTGGCACTGTCAGACAACCGTAAGCGTTCAGCTGGAGCGTTCTACTCAGCTCTACTGGGACAACAAGGACTAGTGAACCAAAAGGTTATTGTTGAGCGACTCGGAGCAATCGCAGGCGAAGACCCAGATACTATTCGTCAGCTATTGGATATCGACCGGTATGGCAACTCTAAGATTATGACTGAGGCAGAGCGAGATATTGAATCTATCCTTGATGGCAAGAACATCCGACCGAACCGAATGGCTAACGCAGCCTACAAGCAACGCTTCGTAGACTACATCCTTGATCACGAGGAAGACATGGATAATGAC